CCGATGAGCCTGAACCCACAGAGTCAGAGGAGACCGAAGTGTCAGAAACCCCAGTTCCAGAAGTAATCGAAGCATCAGCACTTTTCGCACAACCTAAGCGCAAGTTTGACCTGCCAACACCAGGCGAATATCTTGCTGCTATGCACATCGGTGGAAGCACCTTTGACAATGTTGCTGCAGCCGCACGTGACTATGTTGCTTCCAAGCAATCAGCTTTCCAATTCGCAGCTGGTGACGTTCTTACAACCGATACGCCAGGACTCTTGCCAGTGCCAGTGCTCGGGCCTGTATTTGCGAACCTTAACCAAGCAATTCGCCCAGTTATTGCAGCCATCGGTGCTCGCGCCTACCCAGACGGCGGAACCCAAAAAACTTTTATCCGCCCAACATGGACAACTCACACCAGCGTTGCAACTCAGAGCACAGAGCTTTCAGCAGTGTCAGCAACCACCCCTGTGATTGCCTCAAACGTAATCAGCAAAACTACGCTGGCTGGGCAGGTCACCTTGTCCGTGCAGGATGTTGATTTTACGAGCCCTGGCTCAATGGACATCATCATCAATGACTTGATGGGCCAGTACATGCAGGCATCCGACAATCTTGCTGCAGACGGCCTTGTTGCCGGTGGCGATCAAACTGCCGCAGGCACATGGACAGTCACAGCAAACGACCCGAGCTCATTGGTTAGCGCAATGTACGCAGCAGCATTTGAGATTTTGACTGCTACTAACTTCTTGCCCGATCACATCTTTGTGAGCCCAGATGTTTGGCGCAAACTTGGTGCGCAGCTTGACGGCGATAAGCGCCCAGTGTTCCCATACGTGGGTGCAGCTGGACTTATGGGTGTCAATGGTCTTGGCTCTGCCGATATCACAGTGGCTAACACTTTCAACCCATTCGGCTTGAACCTTGTCGCTGACCGCAACTTTGCTGCTAACACAATGATTGTGGCCCGTGGCGCTGCTATCGAGTATTACGAATCCATACGGGGCCTCCTCACGAGGGACGAACCATCCACATTAGGCAAGGTCATGAGTTATCATGGCTATGCAAGTCTGTTTGTCGCTGACGCACAGCAAGTTCAAGGCATCGCAATCGCCTAGTCAGAAAGGCGGCTACCGCCGATGGCTACATACACAGTCACTTTCAAGCAACTGCTAGACAACTATGCAGTGCTACAAACACTGACCGATACCGAAATTGAGGTGGGGCAATCCATCACTGTTGCCACTGTTGGTGCACCCTTTAACGGCACTTTCGTTGTCTATGCCATGCCCAAGTATGAGTACATCGGCATAGACACCGAAGGTGACCTGCTATTTAACAGCAATGTCAGCATTCCTAATCAGGTGCTGTTTAAGTGCACCGGCACAGACGTTGATCGCATAGCAACGGCTACTGGCACAATTACTTACACGCAGAACTGCACGTGGGTTACTACGGCCGAACTAATCACATATTTGGGCGTAGAAATCTTAAATCCATCAGATGACTACACGCTGGCAACGCAGGCCCGAAACGCAGCCAATGACTTTGCCTATCGCCGCCGCCAAGAATCTGGCTACTTTGACAGCCTCACAACTTCACCTGGGCATGATGTCACGCTCGGAACGCTTATGTATGCAGCTGCACTGTGGCGCGCTAGAGGTTCCGTCCAAGACACTTTTGCTACCTTTGACGGAATGGGCACTGCAAGCGTCTCAGCGATGACTCCAATCGTTAAGCAGTTACTGGGCATCCATCGCCCACAGGTGGCGTAGTGGCCTTTACAGACCTTCTCAACGAAGCCATAGATGATGTGGCAGCAAAGATAGCCACAATCTCTGGGCTAAGGGTCGTTACTGACCCCACCAAGATTGTCCCCAACTGTGTATTTATCGACGCGCCATCCTTCACCACCTTTGCAGGCAACGGAAACGTGCTCAATGTGACGTTCCCAATCAAAGTGCTTGGCTCAGGCCCAGCCAACCTGCCAGTGCTACGCCAACTTCTCGACACCACAGCCAAAGTCATCTCAAGCAAAGTGATCGTGATGAACGGCCAACCCACTGCCTACCTTATTGGTGGTGCAGAATATCCTTGCTACGACCTAGTAGTATCCGTACAGGCACAGACAGCGTAAGGCAAATCATGTACACAATCATTAGTTCAAGAATTGGAACACCGGGCGACAAGTTCGAGCCTTCCGAGGACACCAACATTGAAGCCCTCATTGAGGGTGGCTTCATCAAATCCGACAAACCATCTACAAAATCTGCTAAAACAGAAGAAACATCTCTAGGAGAGTAAACCATGGCTTCAGCAACATACCTTTCAAACCCAGGCGTAATGATTAACAGTGTCAATTTGACGGACATGTGCACTAGCGCAACCGTCCGAAATCGCGCCGAGGCTCTTGAAGCCACCGCATTTGGAAGCACATCAAGGTCATTTGTGGCTGGTTTGTCAGATCAGGAAATAGTGCTGGACCTCTACATGAGTTATGCAGCCACCGAAACTTACGCAACACTTGCAGCTCTTGTCGGCACAGTTACAACCGTCAAGGTCGCAGTAACTGACGCTGCTCTGACTACCGCCACTGCGACAGCCCCCCGATTCGAACTAGTGGGAACTTATCTAGAAGAGCTCCCAGTCATCGATGCAACAATGGGTGAGCTAAGCACCATCAGCATTACGTTTCGCGGTGGGGTTCTCTCCACTATTGTTTCTTAACTAAACCAACAAGGGAAACCCGACATGAAACTAGAGCTCCGCGCTGACACAGGCGAAGGCCCATTCACAGTAACCACCAACCTTTGGTGTGTGACCCAATGGGAACGCAAGTACAAGACCAAAGCATCAGAGATGGCCAACGGCATTGGCATTGAGGACTTAGCGTTTCTGTGCTGGGCCGCCTGCCAAACTCACAACATTGTGGTGCCCATTGTGTTTGACGACTTCATCAAAAAACTCGTCAGCCTTGACATTGTTAGCGAGGAAACTGACCGCCCTTTCTCCGAGGCACCTACCGACATTCTTTAGCGGGGGTGCTTATTGCCACAGGCTTCTGGCCACGTGAGATAGAGTTCACAACTGACGACCTCTCGACAGTCATCAAAATGATTAATGAAAGTCGGAAGAAGTAATGAGCGCAAATGTCGGTATTGAAGTTCTGGGCCTTAAAGAGGCGCTGAAGGAACTTAACCGCATTGACCCAAAACTCAGACGACAAATTACCCGTGACTTTAAGCAGATTGTCAAGCCAGTAATCACCAAAGCTGAAGCGTTATTGCCCAGCGGTGCACCATTGTCGGGCATGGCACGATCATGGAAAGGCAAGTCAGGCGCTGACATTATGAGCTGGATGGACAACCGGGTCAAAAAGAACCTCAAGCCCTTTACCAGTGGCAAGCAAGTCCGTGACTCTTTTAGTGGCTACCGCCAGAACCTTGGCGTGTTTGGTGTGCGTTGGGCTGGGCCTCAAGCCACAATCTTTGACATGGCAGCAGAAGGGCAACTGTCCGAGAATCTGACTGCTAAGTACGGCCAGCCTTCACGTGTAATTTACCGCGCTTACAATTCCGCGTATCAGGATGTAAACCGTCAAGTGACCGAGTTGGTAAACAAAGTGATGCAACAAACTAACAATGCAATGAGGATCTGATGAGCGTAATTCTGAACATCGTTTCGGCCTTTGATGAAAAAGGAATCCGAAAAGCACAAAAGGCTTTTTCACAGCTTGAGACCACGACACAAAAAGCGTCTTATGCCTTAAAGCAATACGGTGGCCCTGCAGCCATCGCTGCCATTGGTGCTATTACTGCTGGATTGACTAAGGCTGTTAAAGCAGCTGCTGAAGATCAAAAGAGCCAGGAACAGTTAAAGATTGCGCTTGAGAACACTGTCGGCGCTAACAAGTCACAAGTCGCTGCCGTGGAAGATTCCGTCACGGCGCTTATGTACCAAACGGCAACGGCTGATGACGCTCTTAGACCGGCCCTATCGAAGTTGGTCAGAGCTACACAGGATGTGACACAGGCACAGTCCCTATTAAAATTGGCGCTAGATATTTCTGCTGGGTCTGGCCGTGACCTGACCTCAGTTTCTACCGCGTTATCACGTGCTGCCCTTGGTAACTTCACTGCCCTTACTCGTCTCGGTATTCCTCTTGACCAGAACGCTGTTAAAGCTAAAGACCTTGATGGTGTTCTTAGTGGTTTGGCTAGTTCCTTTGCTGGTGCTGCCACCAAGAACGCTCAAACTTTTGAAGGGCAACTAAAAACTTTAAAGATTGCTGTTGGCGAACTGGAAGAAAATGTTGGCAAGCAACTGATTCCTATTCTGAGCGACTATGCCGCAGTCCTTGTGAGTTTGACAACTGATACAGCCAAAGCGGAATCATCCACCAAGACATGGTTTGACCGTCTCACAGCAGGCATCGGCTACTTGATTAGTAATACCCCTGCACTTGGGCCTGCACTCAAAGCTCTTGGGTTTGTCAATGACAAGATTCGTGAGCAAGCAGATTCTTTAAAGCAGAACAGTCAAGTGACAAGTCGTGTTACTAAAAGCTTCAAAGACTTAACGCTGGTTCAAGAAACCAACAGCAAATCAACTAAGGCTTCAACCACGGCAACAGACAAAGCCAAAGCAGCGGCAGCGGCATACGCCGACTGGCTTGCCAAGGCTGAAGCAGCAACAGCCAAACTAAGACAAGAAACCCAAACCCTTGCTGATGCCTTACGAGAAAAACTGAACCTACAACTCGATGATGCTGTGAGCAAACTGGCTGATGCCCAAGGCGCATTTGATGCTTTCGGCAAAGGTGTGGGCGCAGCCATTACTGGCTCTTTTAACTTTGGTGACGCCCAATCAGAAGTTGCTGGGAACGCTGCCGATGTTAAAACAGCCTTACAAAAGCAGGCTGACGCTCAAGCCAAAGTTAATAAGGCACAGGCAGCTTTTAACTTCTTTAAGCGTGATGATTATGCGGCCATTCTCGCTGAAGCCATGGGTGAGTTGGCACTAGCCAGCGAAGAAGTTGTAGCCACACAAGCAAAGCCAATGACATTTTTTGACGCGTTGGCTAAGCAAGCCCAAAAGGCTAAAGACTTTGGCGTATTGGTAAACAGACTTATTGCTGCCGGACTATCAGAAACCGCGCTGTCACAAGTGTTGGCGGCTGGTGTCGATGGCGGTTCTGCTATCGCTACCGAGATTCTTGACTCAGCAGATGGTGTTCTCAAGGCGAACACGCTGACACAATCCATGACTAATTTGGCTGACGAAATGGGTAAGCGAGCAGCTGCAAAGTATTACGGCGCTGGTGTCTCGTCAGCGACTGAGTTCCTTAAAGGCATTAACGACACAATTAAAACTGTTGAAGTTGCGCTTAAAAAACCAAACCTAGACCAAATAGATGTTATTACCGCTGCCGTTGGTGCATTAACACCTGCACAAATTACTGATATACAAACCGAAATTGGGCGTTATCTTCAGGGCGCACAAATTGGCATGGGCACTCTTATGGCTGAGGGTGGCGTGGTCACAAAGGCAACAACTATTACGGCTGGTGAGGCTGGGCCAGAGGCCATCATTCCTCTTGACCGTATGGGTGAGTTTGGCTTTGGCGGTGGCGGTGCAAACGTAACTATTAACGTCAATGGCGGCGACCCACAATCAGTGGTAAACGCGCTACGCACTTATATGCGCCAAAACGGCTCTGTACCTATTGCAGTGAGCAACATCTACTAATGGCTATCCAGACATACACAGTTTCGTACAGCACAGACAATGTGACTTATACGGCGCTGACTAATGTGCAAAGCATTACTGTGAACATTGGCCGTCAGGAACAGTTGAGCCAGTACAGCGCTTCTACTGCTTCTGTGTCTTTGCGCTACCCCACAGGTTTTGCATCACCTATTACTGCTTTAGTCACTGGCACATTCATTAAAATTGTCAATACAACATCAGGCAAAAACACGCTGATAGGAACTATTAACAATGTTTCAGCTAAGTACGGCATTCCCTATGTTGGTGGTGTTGGTAATGCTGACTTTCTAGACTTTTCGGTTGAGTGTTCTTTTGCTCGATTGGGTCGTGCACAAGGTGGTGGCTACGCAATGGGCGCTGCTTCTTTTGCTTCTCAGTTGATTACGGCCTCAACACAATCAGGCGTAAACATGTTTTACAGCCTGGCGTCTAGCCCTGACATGGCTGGCACAACTGTTTCAGGCACTTGGGGCGACTGGCTCAACAGATCACTGATGACGACTAACTCACGCATGATTGACGCACAAACTACAGGTGTGCTTGTGGTGTCACCTTTTGATTACACAGTCTCGGCGGTCAATTTCAGTGACACAGCGAACAATGCCACTAATCAGGTGTACGACCAGATTGACTTCACAAGCCTTGCTGACAACTACTACACACAAG